TGCATACTGAATCGCCATCGCAGCGTGATCGTTTGGATCTGTGAACAGCGGCTCCGCTTCCCGCTGGTCCTCGGTCATCCCCTTCGTGCGCTCGTAGAAATCAAGCAGAACCGAGTCAAGTGAGCCGTGCGGCGAGAAGAGCTGCTGATACCACTCAAGGGCCCTGTTCGTCTTCAGCCCAAGATCTTCCGGAACGAGGACATTGTCCTTGTTTGTGAGATCCCTCCAATTGGCTCCGGTTCCAGGTGCCGCGTCCTCTCTCGCCTTGAACGCCACCCATCCATTCTTCTTCAGGAACTCGGTCTCACGATCCCAGTTCACGATCAGCAGGTAGTTGATCGCGTTGTCCAGCGTCCTCGGCATCGTAGCCTTGAGGGACTCGGTGGCATGTCGCACTCCCGGAGCGGACATTATTCTGTTGGTCCACTCGGCAAGAATGTGCGGATCATCGTTTACGATAAGGCCGGCGCTGCTTTTCAGGGCAGCCTGATTTGCCAACACCTTTCTGATGTTGTACGGATTCACCATTCCTGAGCTTTGCGCGATCCGTTGAAGTCGCCTCCAATCCGCCGACGCTTCAATGATGCTCTGTGCGATTCCATCCCAAAGTGGGGCGTGCTGGCGGAGCAGCCGGGACATCACGGGGTTGCCTTCAACAAGCGAAGCGACTCGCTTCATTAAGGTGCTCGCCATGACCTTCGGCTGAATCGCGATGTCTCCCATCGCCCTCCCGAATTGACCGGCCTGCCAGTGCGCCAGCGCAGGTCCAAGAAGCGCACCACTCCAGAAGTTGGTGGTCATCGCCTGAAGCGATGAAAGCAGGGAGGACTTTATACTTCCGAATACGCTGTTCGCCGCAGCGACACCAGCGTGCTGGTAGTGGTCCGAGCTGGATTTTTCGTAGCGCGCAACCTCTCCAAAGCTTTGCTCGATGGCGCGAAGCGCAACCAGAATCTCTCGATAATCGAATCGGATTTCGTTGAGCGCCCGCGCGCGCTCGGTCTCGCCCTGGACAGTTGACCCGGCCTGTCCGGATTCCATCCCTGAATTCGTGAGCTGCTTGATCCGATCCCGCATCTGCTCCTTCTTCATCTCCAACGCCTTGGTTGCCTCCGCGCCAGACTGTAGAAGTTTCAGATTCAAAAACGACCTGAGAGATCCGGTGTGCCTCTGCTGGCTCGCGGCGGTGGCCGTCGAGTACGTGTAGAACGTCGATGGGGCCTGAAGTGTTCCGCGCGGCGTGGTGAACGAATTCCTCGCAGATATGGCGCTCACGATCGCATCCGGAACACCTCCCCAAACCGAGGTGTTCTTGTATTGGAGGACGTTGTTGTCGTATGCGGTTATGAACCCGCCAATCTCGGTCAGAAGGTTTTTCGAGATCGCCTCGGTGGCGGTGACGTAATCTGGATACATCCCCCTGGCCACAGCTTCGTTTGCCAAAAACTGGACCACGCTGTCCCATGTTCGAAACGATTCCACGCCGGACTTCTCGGTGTCAGCAAGGCGGCGGTAGATCTCAAACATCGGAGACTTGTCGGAGCTCGCCGGGTTCATCTTGTTGAACTCCGTATTGAACTCGGCCATGTATCCAAGAACCACTCTCCTGAAGGATTCATCCGTGCTGAGCAGTGCGAGTTTTTCCGCATCGCTCTTCGCCGCGTTCCACTGTCCCACGAACTGCTCAGTCCATTGCGCGGGGATTCTTGGAACAGTAAACCGGCCATTTCCAATTGCCTTACGGGTGATTCCGAGGCTTCCCATTCGATCCTGGATGCTGTTCGGGGCGGCTGCGATTATGGCGTCGTTCCAACGCTTCATGAGCTTGATCGCGGCCAAGTCCTCCACGGTAAGTCGAACGCCGGACCCAACCACGAAATCGCCGACTTCGTAGAGGGGGCTGAGATTGTTCTGGCCGGCAGCAAGAACCGGCTCCGCGATTCCCTCATCCCATCGCACGGCTTGCTCCGGGCCCCATCCGTGGCTCTCCACTGCTTTCAGCACGGCTTGCGTCTGGGCAGCCCGCCCGAACGTCGGATTCGCGTCGGCCGCTTCAACCTTGCGCATCACCGTGTCCAGTGTGGCGGCATCGGAAAACGCCTGCCTCATCGTCCTCCCACCGATGCGCTCCATGACATCCCTCACCGTCTGGAACGAGTAACCTATTCCTCCCATCACGGTAGTGATCCCATCGTAGGGGTCTATCGGGATACGGATATTGGTGAATGGAAGCCGAACTCTGGTCTGGGTGAATCCGCTCTTTGGATTCATCGACGGCGACATCATGTGCCGCTCGATGTAGTTCGCGAGGCTGTTGTATTGGTCAGCCAGCAGGGGATCTGCCTGAGTATTTCCAATCGCCCACTGGCGGGCTTCAACAACCCAAGCTGCAAGATTCTGGATGTTCTTCTCCTCACCCGCAGATGACGGGTAAAGGTCAACGACGTAGTCCTCTCCGCTGAGCGGGCCTTTCAATATCCAATTCCCGACGGACTTGTCTCGATTGATGAGGCCAACCGGGGCAGCGTTTGGAGCGGTCGGGTCGTAAATAGATCGGACGACGATGTCGGCCTTTGCGGAAGCCTCAGTCACGGCAGCGGTATAAGCTGGATCGGACATCATCGTTTCAAGCCGATCCCGGGCCATGATGTTTGCGCGCAGCTTCTCGTCGATGGCGTCGATCTCCTTCTCGGATGCCGCAACGATCTTGAGCGCTCGATCCCGGCCGGTGATGAACTTGTGATACTTCTGGGCGAAAGCCTTGGCGGAAATCTTTCCGGTATTGGCGCTGTTCTTGAACCAGGATTCGAAGGCGTCGATGTCGCTTTCCACCTGAGCCGTCTTGGTCAGGATGTCCTTCAGCGTCTGAAGATCCGGAATCAGGCGGGTGTATCCGACGAGGCCGGGGTTTCCGGTTCCGTCATCAACAGTCATCCATTCCTTCACAGAATCCCCAACGACATTGAACAGCGCATTGTTGGACACCACCCAATTGACGATGTCCTGATTCGTGTGGCCGGGTTGCAGGAGCGCTTCCGGAACCGTCCTGGCGATTGCTGAAAGCCCGTTCTTCAGCGCGGTTGGGGATTTCACCTGATCGTTCAGGCGTTCCTCTGCAACCCCGAGCCTCGCTCGCCACTGCGCCTGAAGGTTCGCAGATGCCGGCGATGTCGCATTCAAATCAACGAGGTAATCCTTGTAGTCCGAAGTCAGGTTGTCCAGGACCGCCTGAAGATAGTTCGCCTTGTGCTGGGCCTGGGTAGTCTTTGCAGTCTTCGCAACCGCGGCATTCAGCTCGGCTTGGAGCGCGGTGATGTTTTGATCCATCTTGTCTCCGGCCTCCCTGTCCAGAGCGTGATGGGAAAGCTGCATCGCGCCGGCCAGCTCCTTGGTCCGCTCCTCTTCCGTGGTCCCTTCCGGGAGCGAGGATAGCGGGCGCGGCGTCGGGCTCAGGAATGCCCGGTCCAGAAGGTGTTCCAGGATGCCTTGGGCTCGCTTCTCAACTTTGTTGGCTGCGGCCCCCATCAGCCATCCGGTCATCCCCTGGGTGACCATGCTGCCCTGCACTGCGGCGAGATCCTGCGCTTCCTGAATCTGGGACGTGGTCAGGCCGGGATTCGAAGCGGCCGCCTCAACCTTTTTACGGGACGGGAAGAACGCCGCGGAGGGTTCCCTCGGGTTGATCGCGAAGCGGGTTCCGCCGGGCTGGGTATTTGGGTTGGCTTCCTTAACGTAATATCCAAATGGACGCGTTACGTCTGCTGGAAATCGCTTAAACTCAGAAGGTAATTCAGGTAACGGCTGGCCGATGATTTCCGGTTCACCATTCAATCTAAGCGCGTCTGCTTCTTTTTTGGTTACGAACCTTCCCGTGTTAGTAATCCATCCATGCTGAAACTCAACATTGCTGTCTGGTGTGTGGCCAGCCGGTTCAAACAGTTGCATGTGAGAAACGCCTCGGCCCGCAGCAATGACTCCGGTTTCAGGATTCCTAACAGCGACCAACCGTATGGATTCCTCCGGATTGATCGCGAAGCTGGTGCCGCCCATAGCCTCCTGCATCGGAACCGGCTGACCGTTCTCGTGCGTGATGGCGATGTCGGAATCGTTGAAAATTACGAAGTTGTAGGTGGCCTTCTCTGCCATCTTGTCCAGTTCCGCCTGCGCGGCCGCCACATCCTTAAAACCTGTCACCGGATGGTCGGGGAACGCCAAGTAGGCTTCTTCTCCGGTGCCTTTTTTGACTATGAAGGCCCGCTTACTGTTGACGAACCCGGAAGGAACAGGCTTCCCAAGTCTGCGCTGCATCTCCTGAATGCTCACCACCTCGAAGTCCGAGCGCACCGGAGCGTACCTGCTGAACTGGTCCAGGTACTTGATGCCCTTGATGCCTAGATCGTTAAGGAATTCAGATGCGGCGGCGGGATAGCCGGCCAGCATTCTTTTGACTGTCTTGTAGATCGTTTGACCGGACCCGTTCTCGTTCTCCAGCCTCGCTATCGACCCAGGTGCTCCAAGTGGGATGCGTGCGTTCCACTTTCGGGTTACTTCGATTTCGTTCGTTAATGAAGACAGGGCGCTCTTTACAAAATCGCTCTGCTCATTGAACGGCTTGTCCCAGTCCAGAAACTCGGACGGATCTGCTTCGATAGATACTGTGTATTCGTTGCCGCGAGATACGGATGTGACTTTTTTTCCTCGTAATTGCTTTGCGAAATCAGCGGCGGCTCGAAACGCTTCCATTTCGTAATCTTCAACAAACCTGCCATTCGCCTGCTGCTCTAGCGCACGAACGGCCTCGTCCACGTTTCCATTGGCAAGCACAACGGCCCATGCCCCGAACGCTCTGGGGTTGCTAGTTGGATCTTGAACAACCGGAAGGTCCGGCCGCCTGACACCGTCTATTTCAAGATCGACGCCACCGCTAAGTCTATTCGCATATTCTTTCGCAACCTCTCGCGCCTGCGCAAAATACAGACCCCACCCGTAAACCTGAGATCCCTCTCCGGTTCCAACTTTCTCCAATGAGAACCGGTCAACCTTGTGCGGAGTTCCGTGGTGCGCCTCAATTGCAAACATCGCCGGCCCAATCACGGTGGCGTTCTTCGCGCGCAACACCTGTCCTCCGGACTCAAGGAAGTAGCGCGAGCGTCCGATGACATTTGACTGCTCGGCCTGCGATGCGCTCACCGCGCGCCGCCCACGCTTCAGCAACACCTGAACATCATTGTCGGACACCTGAAGATTGAAGACGCGCCTCACCCAGTTCCTGACGGCCGCAACAATCTGCTGCCACAGCGTCGGGTCCACTTCGGGATTCTCAGCAAGCTTTGCGACGATTTCCTTTCCAACGGTGACGGGATCAACTCCGTAGAGGTCGCGGACCTGTTTCCCGAGATCGGTTGACGCATGGCGATCCGCAACGCCCTGCATGAACTTCGAGAAATCCCCCTGGTTCCCAAACATCGCCTCGACTCCGATGTGCCCGACGGACTCATGCAGCAGGAGCCTGCGCGCGCGCTCTTCATGCGTGATGTTGCCGGCCACCATCCACACATTCCCACCATCGGCAACGGCGGCCACCCGGTTAAGCCCGAGGCCCACGGCGCGCTGCTTGATGTGGGCGGGCAACTGGTCCACAGAATCAACGACATTAACGGTCGGTGCGTTGGCCCATCCAGCGGTTATTCCGGAGACGATTTGCTGAATGCGCGGTGAAGGAATTGACGGCTGCGCGGCTGCGGGTCCGATCTCCTGCCAGCCGATGGGGGTTTCAGCAATCGAAGCGGCTTGCGCTGGCAACGCCGGGGATGCGATAACCGCGGCACCCGGAGCAGCCTGCGTCGCCTGCCACTCTTCGAATGTCGGAATCGTTTCGGGCACCGTGTAGCCCTTGGCTCGCGCATCTTCCGCAGAGACGTTCCTGAGAATTCCTGGACGCGCCCCCGGAATCTGAAACGTAGGGCGGTCAGCCATCCCGAATTGATACCCAGCGAATGCGGCGGTGGGATCAAGTGGCAAATTTGCCGCTTGATCCGGTTGGGTAATTTGCGAACCCGCATCTTGAACTGGCAACGGAGGGGGAGCGGTCAGCGGCGTTCCCGCTTGGGCTTCCACCCCGCCTTCCGAAGGGGACCGTAGACGTACGCCCCCGACCGCTTCTTCCCCAGTCCTAGCTTCTTGGCTCGGCGGATTAATGATCGTTCCAGTGCTTTCGGCATTTTGTTCTCTTTCTCTTTGTGCGATCACCTGCGCGATTCTTGCACGGGATTCTTCCCTTGATTGTTTCTCTTCTCCCCGCCTAATCATGCTGCGACGAATCGGGACTCCCAGCGCCTGGGTCAACGAACTAAGCAGGAACCCTGTCGCACCGCCGACTCCAGAGTTGCCAACCACATCGTTGAACAGTCCTCGGTCCTTGTCGTAAAGCTCCTTCGCGGTCAAATTCTGGGCGAGCTGCTGAGCGCCCTCCTGCAACGCCTCTTCCAGCGTGTCCTTTCCAGCTTCGATGACGAACTTTGAGAATGTGCCTCCGGTCACGCCGTCCAGTCGGCGCATCATGCGAGCGAGCGGGAAAGCTTCGGACGTGCCCACGACGTTTCCGATTAGCGACGAAAGTTGGGCGGTGCCTTCGTCCGCGCCGCTGGCCTTCGCGTCGTTGTAGAAGTCAACGCCGCTCGCCGCCGATCCAAGTCCTCCGATGGCGAGCCACTGCGGGATCTTCAGCAGCTTTCCGCCAAGTCCGCCAGCCATGAATCCGAGCGCTGAGCCAACCCCCTCGGGGAGCTTCGATGCCAGGAACGATTCGTCGAGATCCTTTCTGGTCGTCGGGGCGATGGCGTCAGCTCCACTGCGGATGGCCTGCCCAAGCTGGTATGAGTAGCGCTGCGTTGGATCCGTCGCATCTCCTTCACCGACGATGGCATCGTTGCTTCCGGTGAGCCTGGACAGTCCGGATGCTGCGATTGCAAGCTGCTCCGGAAGCGAAGCCGCGACCCCCGCGGCACCCCTAATCAACTTTCCACCAACCTGCCTCGCGTAATCCGCCACCGATGGGCTTGCGATATCGGCGGACCTCGGCGGGGCCTCGCGCTTCTTTCGAAGCTCCTCCAGACCGTTGTAGTCCGCTACGATCTGCTCCGGCGTGTGCTCGTCTGGGAATGATACAACGCCGTACTGCCCACCAAGATCGACGTTTTGCATGTCATTGCAGGGGTTGGTAGCCTGGATCCGTTGGGATGTATTCCGGCCTCAAGCCCTGGATATCCGAGGCGCGTGGGATTGATTCGGCGGCGTTGATCTCGTCAATCACAGCCTGCCTCTGGTGCGGGGCGAGGAGTTTGAAGTTGGGGTGCTGAGCGAACCTGAGGAGGTCCCCGATGTCCCGGCGTTGAGGCGGCGGGTTCGCAAATGGAAGCGAATTGAATTTCCTGGAGGAATTCTGAGGGCCAAGCATTTCCCCGGCAGCCGGACGCCTCGGGTCAGACATGTCGATAAATCTCGGAGGCACCGCATCAATGTTCGACATCCGACGCGGGGCGCTTCCCGGCTTGAAATCCGACCCCATATATCCGAGCGGCTCCGGGGGGGCGTAGAAATCGGTCGTTCTTGGAACCGCAAAATCCGTTGATCTCGGAGCAAACCCTGGGCTTTCCTGGGGAACCACCACCGGGGATCCGATGTCCGAAACACGCACGGGGCCTTCAGGTATCACTCCAACAGGCCCAGGCTGCCGCAAAGGCGGAAGCGGAAGCGATGTTGGAGTATCGCTCCAAGCAGCCCCGCGATCCTGAAAAATAGTCCCCCCAGCCATTGACCTCGTGGGGCCGGTTTGGGCACTCGGCGCTCCCGGCGCAGCCCTTGAAGCCCCCGTCATTCTTTCCTGCATGTCGGCAATGGTTGGGAACGCTCCGCCTGTGGCCGGCGCATATGAAGGCGTCCCAGCATTTGGAGTCCCACCAATCACCTGGGACCTTCCTGGCGCTCCACCATTTGACACCGAACCAACTGAATCGGTCGGCTCGGCCGAATCCTCCCGAGGTGGGAGATATTTCGGCTGAACCGTGTTGCTGCTGCGATCGAAGATGACATCCTTGTCCCCATCAAGTCGCTTGTAGAGCCTCTCCAAGCCAGTCGCATCCGGGATCTTCGCTTTTTTAAAAGCGTCAAATTCTATGGTGTAGTTCTTCGCAGCCCGCGCGCTGTTGATGGAGTTTGCATTGGCAGCCTTGAAGATGTCCTCGCGAACAGATCTTGCGGCGCTTTTCTGGTCCTCGGTCAAATCCGGTCCGGCGGCGAAAAGCTTCTCAAGCTCCCGCTGGGTCGGCGGGTCCATGATGTTGTTGTTCAGCTTTTCGATTATCGTTCCGAACTGAAGCCTTGCGCGCTCCTTGGCTGCCACATCACGGGTCCTGTCCGTGTCCAGCTTCTGGTTCGCAAGAACGATGTCCCGATGAAGTGCGTAATTCTCCCGCGTAACCTCACGATCCTTGTCGCGTTCGGCGATTTGAGACTGCGTAACATATCGCTGCTGGGCAGTGGCTTCGCGCGCGATGCGTTCACGGCTCGCGTTCTCAGCAGCGGCTGCGCGCTCCTGGATTTGGGCAATTGCCTGCCGCGCCGCTTCGGGGTTGGTGTAAACAAAGTCTCCTGCTGCCATACGTCATATTGGGTTTAGGGCCGCTTTCACATTGACTGTTTACCCCCGATTTTGGTTTACTACCACAAGTAAATTGCCCCCCCCCGCGATGTTGAAGCATCCGAAAGCGCGGCACATCTAGATCGGATTGCCGGCCGCGTCATGTTGAAAAACCCAATCTTTGTCCATGAGCTTCTTCATCATATTCAGTGCGTGGTGCTCGCCCCCGCACAGAAGCGCAACCATATGGTAAAGGCGGTTTCCGCTCATCCTCATCAGGTCGGCCATCTGGCGTCGATGCGCTAAAGGCGACCGCTCCCATTCCACCGAGATTGAATAATTATTGGTTACGTCAAGAATCAACGGGAAAAGCATCTCGGCATTTTGACGATAGAACGTCGTGTTGTACATGACGCAAGCGCAGAAAAATATGGATACGATCTGCGCCTTGCTAAGCGTTGGCCTGCCATCCTCCATTTGATCGACGCAATCGTCGAGTCCGTGGATCAGTCCGAAAAACAAATCGCAAAACGCCATCGCCTCCGTATTCCCACAGCAAAGCTCCGCGTTCCACGCTCGGGCCAGTTGTGAATCCTCCTGCGTGATTGGAGCGATTACGTTCTTCCCGTCGAACGTCGGCTGCCTCGCTGCCCAGTAATCTTCGTGCCACCTCCAGAGGCCGCGCCCAAGTTCCGGATTCTTCAGGATGGCCTCGCGCGCCACCTGCATCTGCGCTCCGTTGTTCAGGCGTGGCAGGACAATATCCGAGATCGTTCCGAAATGAAGGTGTGCGTAGGAATTCTTCTGCGCATCCGTAAACGCCGTCCCTCCGATGGCGTGATAGAGCAGGGAAGCAGTGTCGTGAAAGTATCCGCGGCCGTTAAGCGGTTGGCAGACCGGGTAAATCAGGTTCTCCAGCGGGTTGAACGGCGTCACCGGGAACTGCGCCTCGTAGGCTTTGACCTGCTCGCGGACCTTCACGGGGTCAATAAAGAGCAGCGACGTATGCAGGCGAGAGCGCGTAATGGCGTTCGCGAACTCATCGAAGAACTCAGGGATGCGATACCCGGCCAGCGCGGTGTCAAACTTCCAATCCTCGATCTTCTCGTAAAACACCATGTCCGTATCCACCAGCCAGAACGGTTCCTGCTCATCCCGGACAATGCCCTCAATCCATCGGTGGTGAATAGTTAGATCGCCGTCGTGCGGAATAACTCCAACTCCGTCTACCGCCTCCTCTAACCTTTCAATGTCCGAAGGTGAAAGCCCGTTCCCGTAAACGTGGATTGTTGCAGTTGGGAACCCGATCCGTAGCGTCTTGAACACGAGGAAGCTCATCGGCTCAAGCTCCGGCTTCCGGCAGGTGACGAGGATGTGGGCGTTCATGGGGCTGTGAAATCTACTGCTGCTGAAGTCGGGTCTCCGGTCCACCGTTCAACATTCGCGAACAGGCAGAACCGGCCAGTAACCGTTGCATCGTGAACCGTCCCGGCGGGGATGTGGAAGCGTCGCCCGAAGTCGTACCAGCCGGTGCGCCCCCGCCGCCCTTCTCCAATGCGACCATCCATCTCACCGCCAAGAATTATCAGGGTGGAGTCAATCTTGTGGTGGACGTGAGGCTCGATGACTTCCCCGCGTGGGCACCAGACGAGTTCAACCTGGCACCTGCGGAACCTGAAAACTACAAACGCCACGCAGCCGTTATGGCGGTGGACGAATCGCATATCAACGGAACGGCGCTGAATAACCGCCAGTTGGCGTTGCGATGCTTTGGTACATGCCACCGGCCCCTGGATAAATCGACCCAGCCGCAGGCGCTCCGCCTCCGCCTCCGCCGCCTCCGCCTTCCCCTCCGCCCATCCCGCCGATGGAGCTCAGTGCGCCCTGAGCCAGATTCATGATGCCCTGCTCCTCTGCGGCCATTGTACTGCCAAGCCGATCTGCGAAATTACGGGGCGTCTTGAATCCCTGCGTCGCCGCATTGACATTTCCAATGGCCTGCCCTGCGAGGTTCCCGCCTGCGCCAGCCGTTGAGATTCGATTCATGATGCCCTGAGTCGGTCGTCCGGAAACCGCCTCGTAGCCCGCTGATATCTGCGGAACGAACCCGGCCGCGGCGAAATCGTTGGCTTGCCCTTGGGCCGCGGCGGAGTTGAATAGCTGGGGAACCACGTTGTAAACATTCCGCGCCACGTCGTAATATCTGCCGCTGGCAACCCTGGCATTCCTCAATCGTTCAGCCGTGGAGTCGATGGCACCCGGACTGATCCCTCTCGCGCGCTGCGCAAGGATGTTCGAGTTGACGTCAAACCTTGCAAGCGGGGAAACGACGTTGGGGTCGATCTGAGAGAACGCCGTTTGGAAGATGTTGGCGAGATTCTGGTTGGGATCGTCTGCGAGCCTTCTGTTCAGCAGCGTGTTCAGCACGTTCTCCTGCTGACCGGCAAGCCCCTCCTGCCTGCCCTGGCCGGCCATGTAAATATCATACGCCAACTGCCCGCCAGGAATTAATCCGCGGAGCGTATTGGCGGCAAGCGCAGCGCCAGCCCGAGCGACTGGTGCAGTGTAGCGGTTCAGGATGGCCTTGGGTGGCTTGTCTGAGCCTAACAACCCCTGGATTACATTACCTGCTGGCATAAATTAAAGTTTTCCATTATTTCCGGGTGTCGATCGACCCGTATGGCACCCATTCAGTCAACTCCCAAATTCGCTGGTTAGCAAGGCGCGATTGCTAGATCTTCCCAAGCCTGCGATGTTCGGCCTTTAGCAAGTCTTCGTAAGCGTCCAATCCAGCAGCATCAAAATGCCCTTCGCAGGTAGTGCGTCGCTTCGTTTCCCCGCCATGAATTACCGTGTACGAGCACGTCGAAAACATCTCGCATCCCGGCACGTCGCACAACGATTTAGGAAGCTGTTCAGAAACGCTTTGCTCGCAACCCTGGATGGCAAAATCTGGAACCATGTGGCCTGCATCGCGATGCAGCAGCAGATGCTTGAGGGCGTCCCGATACGAAAACAATCTCACGCCGGGACGGGTCTTTCTGCTGTCGAAGTTCTGACTTCCGCCGAGCTTGCACTCCTGGCAGACAATAAATCCGTGGCCGTGCTCGTAGAGGTACACGTCCGATTCTGGTGAGTATCGCACTATCGACATGGCTTCTATTCCCCCACCGGTCCTGCTCCTCCCAGGTTGGCGACCATCCGTTCGAGCGCTTGCACGTCCCGCTGGCGCATGAGCTTCATTTGATCGATCCACTCCCTGACCCCTGGAAGCTTCAGCATCTGCTGCGGGGGTTCGGGAAGCGGGGAGAAATGAATCTCAAGCACCTGGTCCCGGCGCAGGCTTCTGCGTGAAAGTTCGATGGCTTTACTCATGGGCTGTCCTGTTGCCCCCAGTTTGAAATCATCTGGTCAAGGCCGGTAAACAGGCCCCCTCCGCCGATGCCATCGATCCTGAATCTGGCGCTGAGATACCTTCCCCGCCTGAACGTCGGGAAGTAAAACGTGTAATCTGACCTGAGCCCGGCCGCCGCAGCATGGCACTCGAACGGAAGAGTCCTGATTGGCCTCCATGTGAGGCACCCGCTCTGGCTTCCGTATCCGACATCCATCTGGAGATCTGACGGTGTCGTCTGTGGCTTCGGCTCGGCGGTCATCCCGATCATCTTCACCATCTTCTCGTCGTCCGTCCTGAAGTCGTTTGCTCCGAGCTGCATCACCGACGAGTATCCCCCGTTGAAGTAGAACTCGCCACTGCAAGAGTAGGCGTCGTAGTCGAGATACGAACCGCCAAGCATCTGCCGGTAATAAACGTCGTCCCGCTGCTCCTTAAGCGTGAAGTCTTCAGCACTTGCCGTGATGAATGTCGGAGGGGATGCGCAATCAACGCAGAAATCATCCATTGAAAGCCCCGCAAGGTGCGCGCAAAGCGAGTCTGGATGAACCGGGTAGTCCTCGCTCTCCTGGGGGTTTCGGATGTAGAGCGGGGCAGGAACGACCGGAGATGCGGATGCTGAACATGGAGGCCCGTCCTTTAGGCCTTGCGCAACCTGGGATGCCCGCGGGCAAATGCCCCTTTCCTCCATCCACTGCCCAACAGTTGGGCGAATGTCAGCCCTGAACGTGAGGAATGATGTGAATCCATGATCAATGAAGTCCGCCGCGTTGAACTTCATGTTGAACCGCAGCGTGACATTCGGGCAGACGTTTTCACCTGTTGGCCACGAGAGCCACGCCTCGCGCTTTTCCTCGTTCCAGCCTCCGGTGACAAGATTGCACGCCTCCCGGTTGATCGTAGAATACGTGGCATCATCCTCGGAGATTCCGTTGAAGATCATCCCGGACGCCTTGGTAATCCACGGGATGTGAATTGGGGCCGTATCGAACTGCGTGAAGTACATCACGTCCGACTCGGCCAGCCACATGTGGAAGCTCCCACCAACCACGAGGGAGTATTTGAACTTCAGCGCGTTTCCGCCGACGCCCTTGATTTCTTCAATGTTGAAGATGTCCTCCCCTCCAACCAGCGTGATTCGGTAGATGCCCTTGTCGGTGTAGCAAATCAACCAGTTCCCCAGCGGCTCCATCCTGAGGATGGTTTGCCCGACATCAATTGATATTCTTCCCGCGAGGCTGGTGTCGCTTTCAATGAACGAATCCGGCTGTTCCAGATCTGACCAGATGAACGTGCCCCCGAGCCTCGTGCCACGCTCCGTGATGTCGAAGAAGATCGCGAATCCCTTCCACACCACAACCCCGCCTGCGCGCGCAACGTTCAGCGCAACGAGGTCGGAGATCGGAACGAGTTTCTGTTGTGCGCAATTCTCCAGTTCCTCTCCGAGCAGATAAATCGAAGGGTAATCAAAGTTGTTGGTGTAAAGCAGGTACAGGCCCATCGAAGCCATCATCCCTCGGACGCTGTTGCAGCCGCATTGCGATGAGGTGTATCCTGCGTTCCCTAATCCATCAGCGATTATTCTCCAGTTCCCAGCGCCCTGGTTGTACTCGTAGACCCGGCTCATCGTTGAAGCGATGAGCTTCCTTCCGGTGGACGTGACAATCTCGCCAAGTGCCGTGACGGCCTCTCGGCAGCCTTGGCGATGATACATGTAGCTGCCGCAGTATGTGTAGTCGTACGAAAACTCAGAGGAGTAAATCGGGAATTCTGGACCGTATCCGTAGCCGCTGAAAACTTCACTGCCGTAATGGACTGGGCAGGAGATGTAAACGAACGATTGCAGGTAAAAGTATGGAGACCCGGTGGTGCATTGGGATTCCGAGGAGAATGGATAACCCAGCCCCATTCCAGAATGGTAAAGAACGGTCAGCTCTGCTTCCGTTGGGAACGATGTCTTCCAAAGACTCAACGAGTCCATCTGTCCATCGAAGCTGCTGATGAGAAATTCGGAATCAAGACTGATTGTGAACGGGCTCCCCGATGACGCATAAACTCCAGTCGTGTGCGATGCGGACGCTGTCACCCCGTTATTTACCCTGACATTTATCGTGTTCGCGACCGGGTCGTGCCAGCAGGCGAAGAACACCCATTCTCCAGAGTGGATCGTGGTGGTGTTGGTGACGCTTACGATGGTCGTTCCATTATTTGAAACATCAAACCTGAACTGGTCGTTCAATATGATCAGGCGATACTCACGTCCTCCGACGGTGCCCCACTTTCCAAGCACGTATGCCTGACCGATGCCTTCGGAGTATCTGTTTATCCAGCCAGTGAATCCAAACTTAACCTCCGCCCCCATTTCGAGCGTCGCGTTCGTGTTTACTTCGAGCCAGTCATCATCGGCGATCCTGAACGTCGCCGCATTTCCAATCAGGCCCGTCTCGGAAGGAACGCCAAAAGCAGTCAGGGCTATGGAACCCACCGAGTCCGGGTAGCTGGAGGTTTTGGAATCAAACGTCCAATGCGCTGCCAGTCCGGTGGTCGAAACAGATCCGACCATTGTAACGTACGGATACCCGACAAACGGATTAAAAATTGGGCATCCCTGATACAGTCCGTAGTGGTCCGGATAATACACTCCGCAGTACGGTCCAGAGGGAGTAGGAAATTCATCATGCTCCGGCATGACGGAGGTTGGAAAAAAGTAAGGATAGCCGTACCCTGAAAGACCTCCCCCGCCCATCGCGTGGGACGAGAACGATTCGTAATAGGACAGCCGATCCACGAGCTGGTCGTGAAGGTCCTGGTTGTTATGAATCGCATCCTCCGCAAACAGCCTGGTCCATCCTCCCCCGCGCTGCCTGGAGCGCGTCGATCTGGTCGTTGAGTTCTTGACCACCCTCCAGTTTCCGAAGCCAATCTCGTCCGCGCTGCTCAGCGTGTCGAACACCCCGACCATTGGCCGAACCGGGAAGCTTTTGAAATTTGCGGGCATCGGGTCACGTCTTGATGAACCCGTAGCCTATCAGGCACGGATGGATGGTGTTGTGCGGGGATCCGCTTCCGCTTGGCCCGACGTTGATTTCAGATCTGGCACCGCTTGAATCCACTCCGGACAGATAACTTCCAGTGCCAACGGTGGCGGCGGTGCTTCCGTAGAGGCTGACCGAAAGATCTGTCTGGTCCCGGAGGATTGCCGACGTGTTGTTCGGTGTCAGCCCGAGCCGAAACAGTAGGCCGCTCTTATGTTTGTGTTCCCCGTTCTCGGATTCGGTGAGCGCGTGCGCCTCCTCGCCAACGTACGCATCATTGATGTCCTTGTTGGTAAGAGCGGGAGTTCCGAAGTCTGTGTTAGCAATTGCGGCTCCGGCACCAATCAGGGATCTCCCCCGGAGGTCTGGAAGGTTGAACGTCGTTGTTGTGTTTCCGTCTCCGTAGCGAGTTCCGATGGCATTGAACAGGGCAGCGTAAGTCGTCCTGGAGACCTCTCGCCCATCCATCAGCAGCCACCCATCACCGACGTTCATGGTGAGGCAGTAGATGACCGTCCCAGTGGGGGCGGAATACGTTGCCACTTCCTGCTGAAATTCAGAAGAAACCGATCCGTCAGCGGTCAACATCCACGAGAACAAATCCCTCAGCTTCTGTGGAACGGCGAGCCACTTGGTAAAGCGATCGCAGAAGTCCGCGTTGGCCGACGGAATCGCTTCTCCGAATTCAGATGGAAGGATCGGTGATGGCGTAATTGCCTCCTTTCTTTTTTGTTGAGATTTCGTTCATACTCGGTGACGGCATATCAGGGGGTAGTGTAGAGCGGCTGCATCTCGGACAGTAATTGGGCTATTCCAGCAGAGCAATCCCTGGCTGGACTGGTGTCCATTTCGTCTTGATACCGATAGCTGAGCATTCTCAAGTTGATCGTGTATGCCTGAAAATACTCATTCATCGCGGCCGAGTTCCGCTCTTTCAGCGCGAGCTTGTGCTCCACGTAATTGACGACGGCCTCGCGCAGTTGTTGATCCACCGGAACAAGATCGGAGTCGCTCCAGCTTCTTCGGATTCCCTGCCACTGCATCAGCAGCATGTATCCGCACGGAAACCTTGGCGCGGCGTAGATCTTGTAATCGGGTCCGACGGCATAAATCCGGTCACTGGGCAACAGGCTCTTAAACTTGCAATCATCCTCTTCCCCGGTGAGGTACGGGGAGCTGCATGAGACATCCCCGTCGATTACGTAATTGCAGTAGGGGGAATCGTAGATCTCGTTCGCTGGAGGAGTAGTGGCAGGGCAAAGGCAGCGCTGTCTCTCCATCCAACAGTCAACCGCCGCCGTGCTCGCCCGCTGATAAAAATACCGTCGGCAATCCAGAGATGGACGGTACGCAAACAGTTGGGTGATCTTTCCAGGTGGGCCTTCAAAAACGGAAGCATTGCAAAATTCGACGAGGCCATGTGCGCCTCCTTTCTGGATTCGTTCCACGTTGAAATTGCGGAACCACGGAATCAGAGTCTGAATGTCGGCCAGCGCATTCCCGACCTGATCTCGGAAAAGCTCCACCATCTCCTCTGCGAGATCTTCCGGGGCAACAAGCGGCAGGAGCTGGTTGTGGAAGTCTAAGAACGAGATGTAATTGATGGCGCTCACCGGTCAGATCTGTTTCTGCTTGGACTCTTTCATCCTGGCAGTCGGAGGGGGCGGAACGATGAAGCTGGCCGACGTTGGGATATCAACCGGATCCGGCATCTGCCTAGCTTGCTCAGGAGCAGTTCCTGGACCCTTGGACCATTCGGATTGCTGAGGCTTTGAGAATCTACTTGCCACCGCAGCACCCGGATTTCCGAACTGGAGCGCTGACAGCTCGGTTCGTTTGAAACTCGGCCTCAAGCTGCCTCCGGATAGTTTCTCTGACTCCTTTTTTTTTACTTCCTCCGCGAATTTCTCCGCGGTGATTTCAGAAATCCCTCCAGAGTTTCTGCTGATGGCGCTTTGGAATTCCGCGATCAACGCAGGGTCGCTGGTCTCCATGACGTCGAACGTCATCGGGTGACCGAAGATGTATATTGCCGCCTCGGGCAGCTCCTTTGAGAAGTATCTCATCGCATGACTTTCATTTGCCCAACCATTAAACAGACCGCCCCGGAATTGCAACAACAACTCCGGGGCGCTACTCTGCTCAACCCCAGGCACTGGCCCGCATCATGCCGATGCCTAAGAGATTACTTAACCGTAGAGGTTGGTGTACCCGGTTCCTCCAGCCACGCCGTAGACCATTGCGGCACCGTTCGGCGTCAGAGTGGCGTCGAAGTTTTCCACGATGGCACTGGTCGCGGTGCATTCCACGACCATCGTCCAGGTGAGCGACTTGAGGGAAACGGTTTGGGTCGGATTCGCCATCACGCAGGCGTAGTCCTTGTCTATCGCCGCCAGCTTCTCAAGGTCTCCAGTCGTGTGGGTGACCGCATTGCTGGTGATGATTCCGGGGTAGATGCTAGTGAAGTCCAGAATCCACAGGAACCGGCCGGCGGACGGGATGCCTTCGGAAATGTGCGCCGAAGCGAAGTCGTCGAAGAACGCATGAGTCACCACGCGGAGGTCAACGATCGGATACTGCAACCGGTAGGTGTCGTAGTTGAAGCCCATCCGGCCCATCTGCGCCGTCTGCATGACACGCTGGGTGTCGACGTTGAACCTGGCCAGTCCGCGGGAGCGGGTGTCGTAGTACTCCATCATGCCGGCCTGAATCTGGCTGGCTGTGAATGAGTCGGTGAAGATCTCGATCGTCTGGTTCGGGATGCCCTGATCTCCGCGCGCGCGCCAGATGGGGTAAATCAGATTCTCGAACAGCTCAACCAGGTTCAGCCGCTGGTTCTGGAGATCGAACACCTGGCCGCATTCGGCAAGCTGCTCGTAGATCCCGATCGCATTGGCCTTCCTTCCCACGCAGCGACCTTCGCCGGGGAGATACAAGCCCTGCGCCGTGTTCGACCACGTGGTCACTTCCGCCAAGCTTCGGTAGGCTCCGAGAGTCTGATTCGTTGAGATTCGCTTGTTCCAGAACGCCTTATTCAGCCATTCCCGCTGGAACATGTCGCCGAGCTGCTTGTTGCGCTGCGTGGCGTCAACGTCCCCGAACAGCTTGAAGTACTCGTTGCCGTCCTGAAGGCGCTTGAAGTGCGCCTCGTAGAGCTGGTCCGTACACATCGTATGGCGGTCGGTCTCATACCAGAACGGAACGTGCTTACGATCGTTGAGGGCCGGCCGGTTGTAGCACCAGCGCTCCACGTCCTGAACATTGGCGGATCCCCGGACGAGGACGGCCGCAGAGAGCGGGACACCACCAGTGAACCCGGAGAACACGGCCTTGGCCGCCGCGCCGAGCGTGTCGTTCTGGGCGGTGGCCGTAACCAGGATGGTGGTCTGTCCGCCAAAGGTGGAAGCCTCCGAGCCGACAACCAGGAACGATCCGCGCAGGGCGGTGCCACTCGCCGTCCGTGCGCTGACGTAGACGTTCATACCTGGAACGAACCATCGGTCATCCAGCGGAATTGACGCGCGACTCCGAACGTGGATGGTATAGGTTCCGGCGCTGTTGAACAGGTTCACCACGCTCCAGAACTCGGAGTTGATGACGCTTTGCTGGTTCGCCATGACGAACGGGGCAATCTCGGAGTTGCCCGGCCCGAGCGGGGTGACGATCTTCTTGTTGCCGAGCATTCGCTTGTTCGACATCAGGAAGTCGTACAGGCCGTTTTGCTTGGCACCGCACGCCTTGATCTCGAACTGCGTTGCAAGCAGCGCCCTGAGATCTCGGTAGTTACCTGATCCGTCCGTGAATATGGTTGTCAGTTCATCGGACTCAGCCGTAATGACGTCGCAGAGCGTTACCGCCCCGCATTCATTGATGTTGTTTCCGATTGCCGGAAGGCACTTCTCGAAGATGTTCGCGCTTATTGCCATTGATTTATCGCCGGCCCGGCTTCATTGCCGGAGGTAGGCGTAAATCAACTTACAGTTTTTCCTGGATTAAAGAGGATTCCGCTCATTGCGGAAAGGGCGGCGGATCTTCCCGTAGAATGAACGACACCTGTGGAATCAATCTTGGCCCCACTGCCAACGCTTGGGGATGCTGGCTTTTGAACGACTGTAGCACCCTCCGAAGGTTTTTCGATTGCTAAAGAGTTAGTCGCACCCGACTTTTGTTTTGTTGTGGAAACTCCGTCTGCCGGCACGTATCCGATGGAGCGAGCGATTTTTATCTGGCGCTCTTTTTCTGTTTTGATGCGTTCCGTTGCGGCGGAAACGGCATCGTTCACCACCTCCGTAACCAAAAGATCGGCCGTCAGATACCAGTGCTTTGACCGCTGGGCATTTGACATGCGCTGATATTCGGACCTTGTTGCAAACATTTTCCCGTCTGCGGTTTCAGTTCCAGCGAACTGCGCTTCCTTGTCCGAGAGGAGATTCTTCCACGCTTGGTGCGCGGGGTTGCTGTCATCTATCGCGAACCTCCCCTTCGGATCGTCGATCTGGACGATGGCTTCAATGATGGGTTGAATCGGGGCGAGCGTCGCATTCATCGCCTCCGCTGTAATCGGGTCCTCTTCAGCAAACTTCTCGAACTCTCCGTTGGAGAGCTTGTCCATGACATTGAGCTTCTTCGCCATGTATTGCGCGGCGGAAAAGAAAGTCTGGTTTGAGATCGGGGTCAGCTCCAGCCTGGCGTTGTCGCGTTCAAGAGCCTGGATTCTCGCATCGGACTGCCTTGTTTTCTTGGACGCGACGCGCTCGGCCGCCATCTCCATCTCGGCCGTCCTGAACTCGTGGTCCGCCCACGGCTTCTCAAGGCTGTCAAAGAATTCCGTGTGCGCGTCATCGGATGGGTTGAAGTTCCGACCGGGATTTGCGGCCTCCCACCTTGCCGCATACGACTCCGCCTTCTTTACGTGATCGAGAATCACCCGGGGTGCATCCTTGTACCTCGGGTTTATCTCAGCCAGAGTCTTCGCCACTTCGTAATCGTGGCGATCTTCTGGCGTAAGATTGTCTTCAGCGCTTGGTGCCGGAGGGGCTTCCTGCCTCAACGCTGGGGCCGATTGCAGCGCGCGAACCGCAGCCGTCGTCGCAGCCGCGGTAATCTGAGATATGTCCGGGGCGGCGGGAGCGGCCGGCTTCTTCTTGACGATGCTCTTGGGCCGCTCCCCGGTGGCCTTTGCGGCGGCCTCGTCTGGACTCGGTTCGGGGTCGGGTGTAGCAGCGGGTTCGGGCTTGGGATCGGCCTTCTTTTTGACGGGCTTGAACCGAAGCGCGCTCGCAATCGCGGAGCTGAACTCATCTGGCGGCGCTGCGGGGGCGGGTTCCTCGGCCTTGTTGAGATCGGGCGAGGCCGGGGATCCAGTAGCGGGCGCAGATGGTGATTCAGGCTCCGGAGTGGCGACCTTCCGTCGCCTTGAGATCATCTGCCTGATCTGATGATCGGGATCGTTCTCCGGATCCTGCGGCGTGTATTGCCGGGGGGCTGTGGGGTCCTCCACTGGAGCGGGCGGAGGCGGAGGGGAAAGTGCGGCTGCGGGTTCTGGTGCGATGGCGGATGCTGGCATAGCGTCGGGTGTGACAATCAATGTTTAGACTCAATCTTCACTGTCCACCATTCCTGCTCTTGTTTCTCCATATCGTCAAGCAGATCCAGAAGTCCTCCTAACCGGACGGCTTCGCTGGTGCTTCGCTTTGCCGCCTCTGCGGGGGTGTCATTCTCCGGATACATCGCTGCCTCCATTGAGATTATCTGGTGCTCAATGCATCGCGCGGCAACAACCTCCCTTAAAAGGTTGAAAGTTGGGGATCCGAAAAACGCTCGCAGTAACCCCTGCTGAGAGGAATCCAGGGGCTGACGAGAGGACGTGATGGTGACTGGCATTCAGTAATCGTCAATCAAAATGCGGGTTGCAGATCTGGGTGCAGGGGCACCATTTGCGGAGATACCGGATCAATCGGGGCCGCCGCGGCCCTGATGAGCTGATTGAGCTGGGCCACAGCCTTCGCAAGCTCATTGATTTGCTGCTGCTGGATCTGGTTGTCCTGATTGGCTTGAGCCACACCTTCTGCCAGCGGGGACATTTGCTGGGACACCTGCTGAATGGCTGGAGCAACCTGCTGCGCAATTCCCTGGGCGGCCTCCGCCACGACCTGCTGGGTCTGCTCCCCTGCCGCTTTCAGTGTCGCTGCCTGGGACGCTTCGATTGATTGCTTCACCTGCTCTGCGAATTGCGTGAGCACCTGCGACATTTCCTTTTGCTGGTCCGCGGCTGGAGCGTTCGTGTCGATGTTCTTTCCGCGGAGCCGAAACTCCTTCGGGAGCCCGGCGGACACGACAATCTGATTGAGAAGCTCAATGAGCTGAACCGTCCCAACCGACTGAATCAAGATCGGATTGTTTGCGATCGACAGGAATATCTTGCTCATCGCGTCCGCAATCGCTGGATTGTTGATTCGATTCTCGCCATCCCTTGTCGAGGCAAATGTCTCAATACGGAGCGCTGATTTCTTTGCCGTCACGCTCGGCATCGCATCCGGGTTCTGCGGATCGTACGCGCTCTTGTCCGAGATCGTGAGCCCGACGGAATCAATGAGCTTCTTGAATTCCTCTTCGGTAGCGGCAAACGCTGACGAGATTCCAACCGTGATTTCTTCATCGCCATACGCCATCAATGCGTCATAGAGCATCACCTTCTTTGCATAGTCTCCATCGTCAATGAAGCTGCCGGTGAACGAGACGCGCGTTGACGTGTTTCCGGCGATGATGCGGCTCTCCTCGGCGGTCTGCTCGTGCGTGGCAGATTGTCCGACCTCCTGTGGTGACAGCTGCATGATCCTGTCCAGCATGTTCAGCACCCCGGAAATCAACTGTGCCAGCTCGGCCGTGTTGTGGTGCGTCAACTGAGGGGAGTAAAACGCTTCCTGTTGATCCATTTTCTTCCGGTAGTTCTGCGTGGAGGAGAATGGAATAAAGACCCGCCCATCAAGCTGCTTGTGCCCGCGGTTCTCCAACGCCTGAACGTGTTCAACTGCCACCATCTCCTTGTCGTAGAACACGGGGGCACTGAGATTTTGCTTCACTGCGGCGATCCAGTTCGTCAGGAAGTTCGAGACGTGATCCTGGAATGGCATCACTTCGAGGGCCAACGATCTGAACCTGGCCCGATTGAAATCGGCATCGTAGGCGTAGGTTGGAAACCTGTCGAACGCCAGGGGCTCCGCCCAAATCACCGTTGAATCGGAAGCGAAAACAAACCGGAACCAGACCGGGTGTTCGTAGCTGCCGAGTCCGTAATCTTTAGGAATGATTCGGCGAAAGTCCTGAGTCAGCAGCGTGGCGGAATTGGAATTCCCCGTCGTGTAGTAGTTGGAATCGTTCTGCCGATCTAGCGCCCCGACTCCTCCATGTCCATCCCCGGATCCATCAGGAAACGACATCGTGCATGGGAACGCCTCGGAGAGAAACCCCCGCACTCCAACGTCAAACCACTCCGACCCTCCGAATGCAATCTTGCCCTTGTTCCAATAGAGCTTCCCGTCCTGGATGTCCTTGTAGCGGACCAGTTCCCAGTACCCGACGTAGGCACATCCCGAATTTGAGTTCAGGGAGTTCAGCCGGTGGTAGAGATCGTAGTAAATCCGGCTCGGGTGAGGCATGTTGAACCGAAGCCCCTCTCGAACGATGACCTCTTTTCCGGACTCGTCCTCCTGCTTCTCCACGAACCACGCCTCGCGCGGGAAGTTGATGCACAGGCCGTAGATGAGGGTTTGAAGGATCGTTTGCTTCTCATCCGCTGGGTAATCGAACCATGAAGACTGCCGCTGGATCGCCTGCGTGACCACCTCGCAGCGGAGCCTGTTCTCCTTTGTGAACTGGACTGGCTCGTACTTGTAGAGCGGAATCAGATTGCGATCGTTGAACAGCTTCGCCCATCGGATGGTGACGTAAGCCATGACGATCGGGACGAAGATGTTGAAAAACACCGGGAGATTGACGGCGTGCTTGGTCTTTCCATCCGCCCCGCAGCACGCCTTTCCGTTCTCCATGACCACCGGAAGGAGGTGGGTGAGGCCCCAGCTTTCAATCAGGGACATCACCTTCTTTTCGTCCGGGTTGTCGCTGAGCAATCCCCTGAGCTGCGTGTACGAGACCTGATAAAACGGCTGGTCATACGCCCAGTCCATCGCCTTGAAAAGGCGGTAATCCCTGCGGTTGCGATCAATCCCGTTGCGGATCCCATCCCGAATCTCTTCAACCAGTTTTTTGACGAGCGGGCGATTCTCTATCGTGTCAGCGTCAAACGCAGCCTTCAGGCTGGCTGGGTCAAGTCCATGCTCCTTAACCAATCTGTGAATTGGAACTGGCATAAAAGAATGTGATGCAGATTATAACCTCTTCTAATGATGTCCGAATGCTATCATAATGGCTGGCTTCCCCGTCATCTTCCCCACCTTCCCCATCTTTCCCGATCCTCCCATCTTTCCCATCTTGCCCCCCATCGGACCGTCTTCCGGCGTTTCTGGGGTTTCTCCGTCCTCGGGCATGTCTGAGGATTCATCCGACGTCTCGTCGGTGGTTTCGATAACCTCGAACGTCGCAGTCTTTGGGTCTGTGCCGACCTGCCTGACTTTGACGGAAAGCTCGTATTCTCCTCCGTTTTTCCACTCCCCGACCATTTCGTCAATGCCGGGGTCCGTTCTGTCCAAAATAAGTTGTGATGGCATAGCAATCGAACCATCCACACTCGAACCGGGTTGTGCAACTACCAATTCCCGTGTTTAACTTCCCCGCCATGATCAAAGTCGATGCGCGCGGATTCGTTTATTCAACGGATGGGCACTTCCTTCCACCGATGAATCTCAAGCAATACGAAATCTTCGAGGATTACCACAGATACCTTTTGGTCCACGGCCCGCGCATGTCTGGAAAGACGTTCGGAATCATTCACCGGGTCCTGCGCCACGCCTTCGATGTTGACGGGGCGATGATTGCGATCGTCTGCAAGACTCTTAAGAACGCCAAGAGCGCAGGCGTGTGGCTTCTCCTCTGCCGAATGATCAAGTACTGGGAAAAGCACTGCAAGGGGTTCGCGGTAGTTGAAGGCCCGAAGACCGCGGGAGATACAAAGCTGTCGTTCGTTCGCGTGCGGGGCCGCAACGGGAACATATCTGAAATTCAATGTCACTCCCTGGAGCACGCGCAGGAGGTGGAGGCGAAGTTCAAGAGCTCCGCATACTCCATGTTCTGGCTGTCCGAACTCGATCAATTCTGCACGGAGCACGCCTTCGACATCTTCTGCGATGCGCTGCGCATGACTCCGTTCATTCCGTTCGAGATGCATCAGATTATTAGCGACTGTAATCCTCCCGATAGCGGAACCCAGAACTGGATCCACGACAAATGGTTCAAGTTCAAGGACGCTGAGATGCGCGGGGAAGACACCGAGAAGACACTCCGCTCGAAACAGCATCTTCACAGAATCCTCGCGATGATTGAAGACAACCCCCAGCTGGCCCCCGAGGCGAAGGACGATTTGATTGAGCGATACCGGAAGCGGCCGGTGTTCTACAATCGGTTCGTGAAGGGGATATGGGAGGCGGCGCTCACCGATGGCCACTTCACCGAAATCTGGGATGAAGCAATTCACGTTCTTGGAAAGGACGACGGCCCCGAGGATGAGAACGAATTCATCATCCCAACCGCGGGGTGCCGCACGCTGCTCACGGGCTGGGATCTTGGAGAGTCAAAGAACCATTCGTTCCACATTCTTGAGAAGATCATCAACGAAGATCCAAAGACCAAACGCCAAATCGTTTCGTTCACCGCGCTGGACGAGGTGATCAACGTGCGAAATTACATGTCGATCAAGGAGTTCGCACAGCTCTGCATGGAGCGCATTGAGTTCTGGGAGAAGTGGCAGCTTGAGCACCAGAAAATCGAACTCAACTGGCGTCACTGGTCGGACACGTCGGCGTTTCCCGATCGCGCATCCGCGGACAAGAGTGACTCCGCAATCGTTCACGAAGCGAGCCACGGGAGAATAATCCTGGAGGGCGCGCCAAAGTATGCCGGATCCAATCGAGACAAGGTTGGACTGCTCCAGGAGTTCTTACAGCAGCGCCGGCTTTTTGTTTCCGCACAACTGCACGCGACCAGGGCGATGTTTGCGAATCTCAGGAAAGACCCTACGTCGGTTGCCCACTTTGTGCAGCGAAGCGATCACAAGCACCCATTCGACAGTCTGTCGTATCCGATCATTGCGGAGGCCCCCTCTGACATGTTGAAGGGTACGAGAATCGTTACCGCCAACAAGGAGCGTCCAGCCGGGCTGGTCTTTGCGTGAAATAAAAGGCCGGCACCTTTCGATGCCGGCCTGGGGCTGGAGAAGAATTAGACGACCGGCTTCGGTTCCGGGGTGCCGGCAGCGAGACCGAGGTTTTTGGCGGCGGCACCGACGACGCTGAGCTTGATGACGTCGCTGATTTCTTCAACTCCGTCGCCGAGATCTGCGTCAGCCCTCACAAGGATTTCGGTGTCTCCCGGATCGTCTGCGCTGACCAGGGTCGCGGACAGTCCGCCGTCAGCGACAACGAGCCTGGAGTTTCCAGAGATGATCGTCCACGCCGGACTTCCATCCAACGCCGCGGGTTTTCCGGTATCGGTTCTCGGAGTGAGGGTGACAGCGATTTGCTGCTCGTTCGTGATTTTCAGTTCCAGTGGCATGTTTTTACCTTTCGTTTTTGGTTGACCGATGATGAATCCAAATCCGCAGGAGCGTCGGTCATTGTCGCCGCCATTGGAGAGAGCCTTGAGAATCAACTTATCCGTGGCAAGAATGTCCTTGAGAGTTCTTTCAACTCGATGTTCCCAAGATGGACGTTCTGGCATTGCAATTGAATTTGATTCGGGACAACGGCAATCGCAACAGTAAAGATTTTCAAAATTCCCCTTGACCGACTTAACTGATTAGCTTATTCGTTAAGTCGCACATGCCAACCACTATCAAAATCAAAGGGGTATCGAAGTTCGGATGCGAGTTCTGCCGGCGCGAGGTCGATAACCGAAGCCTCGGACTTGATCTCGCCGAGGAGCGGGAAAAGCTCGGGCTCTCCCAAGCGGATATGGCCCGGATGCTCAAGATCTCAGCGCCGTTCGTTTCTGATTTGGAACACGGAAAGAGAAACTGGACCCCGAGGATGGTCGAACGATACGTCTCCGCACTGCGCGGATCTAAACCATAACCAAACCCCTATGACAAACTTATCGAAATCCGATCTGCTGAACAACGAGCTCGCTCATACCCACGGAGGAATTGGATGGGCGACGGTGGAAATTATCGACGACGACTACGTTCGCGTCATGGATAAGTCCGCCATCAGGCATCAGGCTTTTCTGGCAGCCGTGAGCCACCTGTCCATCAGGAAACCACTGAGCCCAGAAGACTATGAGGTCCTGAATCCAGTTCGAGAAGGCCTCGCCAACGGAACCAGCGAGGTCATTGGATCTCACATTCTTTCCGTATCAACTCCGCCCCACTAACCAACAAAACCATGACAACACCCGCACCATCATCCGAAGTCGCCATCCGAAATCCGAAAGATCTTCAGGCGTACCTGTCCAAGAGTCTTCCGGCGATCGAAATGGCCCTCCCCAAACACCTCAACGCCAATCGCATGATGCGCCTTGCGATGACGTGCTTCTCCACTACGCCAGCACTTCAGGGATGCACGCCACGGAGCATCCTCGCATCGGTCGTGGTGGCCTCGCAGCTTGGCCTTGAGCCGGGGATTGCCGGGCAGGGCTACCTCATCCCGTACAAGGGCACCTGCACGTTCGTTCCTGGCTGGCAGGGGTTGGTGTCGCTGCTCAATAATACCGGGCGCGCGACCGCATGGACCGGGGCGGTCTTCGAGGGGGACCACTGGGACTTCGAACTCGGAAGTCGCCCCCGCTGCCAGCACATTCCCGGTGATAATTACGGGGATCCCGACAAGCTGACCTGGGTTTACGCCTGCGGGAAGGTCAACGGAAGCGAACAGCCTGTCATTGAAGCATGGCCGATGGGGCGCGTCTGGAAGCACCGGGACAAGTTCAACAAGGTCGGAACACGGCATTACTCCTACCAAAATGAGGAAATGTACGCCCGCAAGGTGGTCCTCTTGCAGGTTTTGAAGTACATGCCGAGGTCCATAGAACTCAACAACGCGATCACCGCCTCTGATGCCGCCGAAATGGGGAGGGCTTCACGGGTCGAGGATTCGGTTGTCGTAATTGATTCAGAGGCGTTGGACATTCCCGGGTCTCCTCCGAAGTTTGATGCCCCTAAACCGATTGCAGACACCACCAGCCCGGGTCCTAAATCCGAAGGGCCTACTGAGCCGGGCCCCACGACTCCAATGAACCCCGTAAGGCAGAAGCTGGTCAACGCCGGGGTCACGTTCTCAAGGTTTACTCAGTGGTGTGTTAGCACGGGTCGCGCCGCGGATGCGCACTCGTGGTTTACCGCGGCCGAAGCCGATGGGCTTGCTGGTGAGCGGCAGTACGACAAGGCACCAAAGGCAATCTGGACCGCACTTGAGCTGGACGACATGGGGGTTTCCAAGTGCATCACTCTTAACGGAGGAGGCGCATGATTCCAGCTCATCTCCAAAACTTCATCTCGGCATTCAACCACGTTGCGCAGCTTGCACATAACAATGCTGTTGCGAAGGGATTCTGGGACAACCCCGAGGATGACCTCGCGAAGATCTGCAAGATGCACGAGGAACTGTCGGAAGCGTGCAGCGCCGTCAGGCACGGAAACCCTCCGGACGATAAGATTCCGGAGTTCTCCGGCGTGGAAGCGGAATTGGCAGACTGCATCGTCCGCATCATGGACTTTGCGGCCGGAAGGAACCTTCGGGTTTCGGAAGCGCTTATCTCCAAAATGGAGTTCAACAAGAGCCGTCCGCGTCTTCACGGAAAGCTGTCGTAAATGAAAACGTTCGTTCCAAACACGGAGGGGATCTTTTTCGATCTTCCATTCGAAGAGTATCGAAAGGCCCCAGGAATCAGCCAGTCCACGCTGAAGGCGTTCATGGCTGAACCGACACCGAAGCACTTCGTTGAGTCTTCGTCCAGGCCAGCGAAGTCCACTCCGGACATGGAATTTGGAACGGTGCTTCACGCTTCCATCCTGACACCGGAAGGCGCGAAGCCGTATCACCTTCAACCAAAGACCTACACGACGATTTCCGGGGGCAAGAAAGGCGACCCGGACAGGGTGGTTGAAAAGCCGTGGCACGGCGGCGCGGACGCGTGCAAGGAATGGATGAAGACCCACTCGGACCTTCCCATCATTGATGAGGAGCAGGAGAAAAAGATCCCGACAATTATCGAAACCGTCCGGGGCCTGCCCGTGGCCGGAGACATCATCGACTGCGGCCAAAAGGAGGTTTCATTCTTCAAGCGGGATGAAGAGACCGGGATCCTATTGAAATGCCGCGTTGACGCCATGGCCACGGACACGTCCGGATCCACGCACATCTGCGATCTCAAAAAGGTGAGGCGCGGATATGCGGACTCCGAGCGATTTGCCGTGACGTGCGTGGAGCGCGGGTACGACATTCAGTGCGCCTCCTACCTCAGCATCACCGGGGCCACCAAGTTCATGTTTGTCGCCATTGAAGATGAACCCCCGTTTGAGGCGGAGGTCTATGAGATGGACAAGGATTTCTTTCTCCTCGGGTTTTCAAAGTGGCGGAAGGCTCTTGAGCGATTTGCGAAAGTCATGGCCAGCGGAGAATGGAACGGATACCTAAGGTCTGTTAAAAAACTCAAGGCACCATATTGGGCAAAAGATATGGATAAGCCTATACCGGAATCCATATATATATGAATATAAAAACCATACCTGCGTTCCCAGTTGCATTCGTTCAGGGATCGGATCCCGCCGGAGCAGATGTAGAGCCCGGCGAGCGCGGGATGAGCCTTCATCAATACTACGTGGGCCAGGCCCTTGCTGGGCTTTCCGGGACGATGGAATTTTTACTGGCCGCCCTCAACGACGCGAAGGCAATCGAAAAAGCGACGATCCAGGAGCTCATCGCCAAGGCCGCCGTTCGCGTTGCGGATGCCACAATTGCCGAGCTTGAGGGGCGCATCGACAAAACAAACTCCGACTTGACACCCACGAGCGGGAAGTGATTTAGTAAACGCACGGCACCTGAAAGCGCCACCTGACATGAATCGTGTTTCATCTCTGAACTCACCAGTCTGCGCCCGTCGGCTTTACGGCCGTGCGAGTTGTCTGTCCTCGCCTTTTCAGGGCGGGCGTCGGACTGGTGAACTCACGGATGAAATATGAAGGACTACGAAAACCACCCACTGTCAGAACTGTTCCCGATTATCTCGGCGGCGGAAATCAAAGACTTGGCCGAGGACATCAAAGAACGAGGACTCCAATCGCCCATCGTCCTCTACGAAGGAAAAATTCTCGACGGTCGCCACCGATACGAGGGGTGCAGTCAGGCGGGAGTAACGCCAAAGTTCGAGACTTACGACGGCGACGATCCGGTAGGGTTTGTTTTTTCAGCAAATCTTCGGCGGCGACATTTAACCGACGGTCAGCGGGCCATGATCGCGGCAAGGCTGGCAACAATGACGCATGGCGGGGACCGAAAAAGCGAAGGCAGAAATCAAGTGGCGAATTTGCCGCTTGATCAAGAGAAGGCCGCAGAAACATTGGATGTTTCGCCGCGCTCCGTGCGCGTGGCCAAGACGGTTATGGACGCTTCTCCGAAGCTCACGAAGCAAGTCGATGCCGGGAAACTTTCCCTCAACGCCGCGCACCAGCAGGTCAAGGCGAAGGAGAAAGCGAATGGCGAGCCCGTCCTCGACGATACCGACTTCGAGATCCCGCCTGGTCGCGTTGAGATTTGGGCGCGCCGCGGAGAGGTCCGCGACATCGCAAATCAAATTGCGAACATCCAGAACAGGCTCATCGCCTACCAGGAGGCGAAGGACGAATTGTTCTCCGGCGTAAGCGTGGCGTCGGTCGTGGAGCGTCTGCGCTACGTTTCCCAGCAACTTCGTGGCGTTCAGCTTCATGCCGTGTGCCCGTCCTGCGGGGGCCGAAACTACAAGAACTGCACGGACTGCAAGGGGCGCGGGTTCCTTTCCAAGTTCGCGTGGGAGCGGGTGCCCGATTCGATTAAGGAAGTTCGGTCTAAGGCATCCAAAAAATGATTCTTCGAGATTACCAGAACGGCGCTTCGGATGCAACCTTCGAAGAGTGGAAGGACCATACGTCCACGCTCATCGTCATGCCCACCGGCACGGGCAAAACACAGGTTTTTGCGGACATTATTCGAAGGACGCTTCCGAAGCGGGCGATGGTCTTAGTCCACCGCGAAGAGCTGGCCTTTCA